CACGGTTAGTATTTCTGGGATCGCCTGCGCGACCGTTTTTTCTGTCCGCGTGCCACGGGTTAACCCTTGTGGCTGCGCCGACGGCCCTTTTTTCCGCCCTTTTTGTTTTCGACAGGGCCGAATCCAAGAATTCCGTTCATTGGCAGTCTCCTTTCCGCGTCACGGATGTGGCGCTCAAATCGCCTAATCCAGGCAAGAGCTATACCTCGGTAATCTCGGAACACCGGGGCGTACTGACCCATGCTGCTCCAGCAAGGAGACCGCCGATTGATACAACAACTCTTCGTACGCTTCGGTTCCGTCGCCGACTTCCTTGATCTTCGATTTATGAAGATCGAACATCGTGGCTACGCGACCGTTGACGGCCAGTTGGATTCCCAGCCGCCAATCTTCATAGTCGGTGCCTTGACGAAGGAGTTCGACGTTGGAACGCATCGCAGCTACAGATAAGCATGTATTGACAATGATTGTCTAAGGGTAGTGTGCGGATGGTGCAGATAGGATCAGATGGGATCAGGTGAGACGGATATACCAAGTGCCGCGAGGGTCGCAGTAGGTGGAGATTCCAATGGTGAGAAAGAAGCCGGATTCGCACCAGCGGCGGATGGTGTTGCGGTGCTTATTCCACTGGCGGGCGAATTCTCCAACGGTCACCCACCGCGAAGAGGGATCGAGCACCCACGGAGGAGCAGTAGGTAGTTGGGCGGAGGTACTCATCGTAGACGCCATTCCCCTGGCCATAAATTCTCCCGGTATAGAATCTTCAATCCACAAAGCGTAGCTCCACGCATGGACACGTTTACTCCGTCGTAGCGGGGAACGTCTCTTTTATTATCTAAACACAGCTTGATAAATTCCTTAGCTATGGCTCTGATAACCTCTCTGCCACACACCAACCGAGTCGGACTAGCAACTGTATTGGTCTTATATGAGTCAATCCTCTCTTCCCATTCAGTGTAAAAACTCATTTCACTGTCCGTCCTTTCTTGATCGTTTGAAGAACGCGCATCGCCGCTTCCTGATCGGCCTTCTCCGCGATTTCCTTAGCTCCCGGCCAGCCCAGAGTTTCAAGCAACGTAGAAGTGTCGATCTTACCAGCCTGATTCAGTGCCAGCGCCGTCTTGCGAAGGTTCTTTGCCGACATCACTTCGAGCGATCCCGGATCGACCATCACATTCCACGAGGAATAGTCCTCGATAGGCTCCCACTCGTCCATCGAGAAGTCAGGCTCGTAGGAGGGGAATTTCAGCCCGCGACGGGAGCCGAAGAATTTCGCCAGCATGTAGAAAACCATCTCGGCGGCTTTCTGGGTGGAGCGGGCGCTGAGACGGGAACGCAGGCGGGTGAGCTTCGATGATTCCTCAATCGCCGATTCGTAGAGTTCGACGGAGAGATTGCCTGCTCCCGGCTGGCCGCCACGGGAGCCCGCGTAACCTTGGATCTGCGCCTGCTTGTCGAGAGCAAACTTGATGTATTCAAGGTAGGAGGCGGGAAAGGCGTTGGGAGAGACGAATTTCGGTTCGCCGTGGTTCATGTTGACGACTTGGATTTCGCCGGGGATGCCTCCGAATTTATCAGCGTCGAGTCCACTACCATCCGGCAAGAGCCAGATACCATTGTTGCACCGATACGCATTCTCAAACGCTTGAGTAAGAGACCTCTCAGCAAACTCCTGAAGAGTTCTCGTATATCTAATCGGAGGAGGAGCCCAGAACCCTTCGAGCTTCGGAAGTCCCCAATATGGAATATAAGGAAATTTGCGGTGCGGGGTCGGATTATCTCCATCGTACAGAACTGTACCGTCGCCGTCGATTGTAAGCCGTCCATTCGGAAACCTCAGTTTGAATTTCGATGCCGCCATAAATTTATCAGCGGCTTTAGACCCCGCCAGTTCCTTAACCTTCTCCGGCGTCGGGTCCATGGTGTGACAGAAGCGGACGTTGACAAGGCCGGTCGAGGGCTGGCCCTTGGAAGAGGGTGCCCCACCCATTCCAGTCATCGGGCCGAATGGCATCTGCATCGAGGGGACAGTGCCGCCGACGGGATTGCGCCCAGAGGGGCGGGCGGGCACGCGCCAGCCGGTGTCCGGCCAACGGCGGCGAACCGCGTCGAGCGTCATGGGCTTGGTCCAGACGGTGTATTCCCAGCTGTCGTCGCCACAGGTGGGGTCAGGGTCGAAGTCGTCCGGGTCGATGGCATCCAGCCAGACGGAGCCGCGACCGTTGTAGGCGAATGGGTCAATGCCTGCTGCGAGAATGCCGGTGCCGCCGAAGTTCGCCCAGAGCTGGGCCATCATAATCGAGAGCGAGTACCATTCCTGCTTCCAGATGCCACGGAATATTTTCTCCCGCGTCTTGTCCTGAGTGCCATCGTCGCCGGTGAGGTAGACGACTGGAGTGTTGTCGGAGAGTTCGGCGGTCTCGGATAGCATCTGCATCTGGAGTTCGGGGATGTCCACGCGAGGGCGGAAGACGAGCGGGCCGGTGCCTTGAGCGGCGTCGAGCGAGAAGAAATCCTTTACGTTTTTAAACCAGTCCGCGCCGAGGAGGTCGCGTTTCGCGTCCTTGGCGATGCGCTGGAGAAGGTCGATTTGCGTAACGATGGTGGGGCGCTCGTCGCTCCCGGAGGATTGCCGGGACCACGAAGGACCGGTCATCACGGCGGAGGTGCTCATGGAGCCACCTTCTCGGCGTATCCAGTATTGGGATGAACGCGAAACCACTCCCCACCCCAAGGACAATTAGTGTTGTGGTGGGTTGCCTTGACGGCTAACTGATGCGGCTCTTGTTTAATGGTCAGATGTTGAGAACAGATAGGGCACTCGATATGACTATGGCCATTGTCCTCTGTTCTGATGATGAATTGCATTACTGTTTCACCGTCTCGCTGCTATTAAGCCAGCCCAAAAGGTATTCAGACGGTGAAATCCCTTTGTCTCCGCTTTGTCCCTTAAGCAAATCTTCCACGTTTGCCGTCGCCGCGATCAGATCCTTGAGCGATACGACCGAGGGGCATAGCACGCCAGCATTTTCCGCTAATGCTTGCTGCAAGAACATCCACGCCGATACTTTCTCGTCTTTGCGTCGGCGGGCGAACTCGGCGAAGATGGAGGATAGAACTTCCGCAGGAGATTTAGCTTCCATAAAATTCCTCTGGGTTTCCAAATTGACGGGGTTTCCCGCCAAACAATCTCCGCCACTCATCATGGCTTCCCCACCATATAGCCAAGTCCGGCTCATCATGGCCAAACGTAATAGCTTTATAAAAATAAGTTAGAGTATCCTCGGTCAGGCTGGCTCCTCGGGGGGAGGCATGTTGGCTACCGCTGTTGCCCCCTGCTCCCGCCATTCCTTCATGCGCTGGCTGGCCTTCCAGTCGGCTAGAATCTTGGCGATCTGTTCGTCGGTCAGCGGAGAGCGGTGCTTCGTCGGATCGTTGGGGGAGGGCTGCGGCGGTGACGGCACGGGTTGCGGTGAAAGGGTGGTCCACCCTGAGCCTCGCACTTCAGCGACTACGAGTGTCGGAGAACCAACACGCAGCACGGCTTGCTGGGCTGCTGCGTCCCAGTCTACGAGGAGTTTACCGCCGCTGTCAACTGCTTCGAGGTTGAGGGCGTTGATGCGGAGTTCGCCGCCGGTCTGGTGGAGGAGGGCGAGGATCAGGAGGGTGAGATAGGCTTCCCTAGAGAGCTGGCCCTGAGTGCGGGGGAAGGAGTTAGCGATCATCGCACGCTCCAAAATATAGCGTTGCTCAGGCACCACGCCGCAAATGAAAGATGGACAGACAACGCTTTGTCGTTATTAGTGACAACAAGATAAATATCTGTTATCGCCCAAGCAGCGGTAACTGCAGTTAAAATTATTCCAGTCATCGCCATCCTTTCGACTGTTGTTTAGTGATCATTCGGTCGGCCTCGTTAAGTTACGAATATATTCACCTTGCTTGGTGGGTTGATTAAGTATTTCTACGAGTTGCCTGAGGTAACCCGCATATTTTTCTCGT